TAGGTGTGCTTTAATCTTCTCAGCCTTTTGACGAGCAGCCTCACGCTTCTGTGGGCTTTTTTCATTCTTGCTCCAATGAACTGCGGTAGCATGATCGGCCTTTAGTTGCTTGATCTTATCTTCCAAGCCTTCCGCCACCCCTTGCTGATCCAATAAAGATTGTACCCAAGGAATAAATGTGTTCAATATCCAGTCCTGGTGAGATTTGCTTTTGTCTATTGTGCTAGAATCAGCTATCTTGCCATTGATTGTGACAGGCTTGATATTGTTTACAGCATCAATTATTTTCTTTTGCACAGCGGGGCTAGCATCTTTGATTACTGATTGTAATCTTCCAGATGCTTCTTGTTGTCTACCCTGCATAGCAAGTAATGCTACACGCTGTAGATTAGAAAAGACAGGATCGCCCAAATTATTAAACATCTTGTTTATACCAGCAGCAGTGTCGTTCTCTGACACACTTTTTGGCTTCTTTCTAGCTTTCTTCATGGCGATGGCTATTGCTGCTTGTCGCTTTGGGTTAGCGTCTTCGGATACACCTTGTTGGTTTGCCCTTACAAATCTTCCTGTTCCACCAGGTGCTAACTCTAATCTGCGAGGATCATTCATTATAGTAGGATCACTTGCTAATTCACTTTTTGGATCAACCCAGAATCCTATCATAGATCCTTGTAATGGAAGATTTCCTTTTGGAACTACAACTGCTTCTTCGGCTTCCGCACCTGCCTTTGGTCGAAAAAATTGTTTCTTTAGTGAAGCGCCCGCAATACCTGTTCCTACTTCATCGTAGTCCAGTTTATTGTTTTTATTAGCATCTTTGCCCTTTAATTGCTGTGCAAGTTTTTTCATTTGGGGTGAATCAGCAGTGGTATTAGGTAGTCCTTTTATCATTGAACTCTGACTTGTACCAAATGTTTTATATTTGCTCTCAATTGAATTCCTATCAAACACAATAACAGCACCTTGCCCTACTCCCTCAGATGATCGTGAACTGCCGGCTGCATAATTCCAATCTCGTGTTACCGCTACACTTGGCAATTTTGTTTGGGCGTCAGTAGCCGCTTGTGCAGTTTGTTGAGCACCGATATACCCTGACTGTAATATTCCTTTTAATCCAGCAGGACTTGTAGCATGATAAAGATAGTTTCCACCCACATCTTCATTTAATTTTGGCTTATTAATTTCACTAAATCTCATGTTGTTGTCCGTAAATAGTTGACTTTATTGCGTAAATCTGTTACACTATATGTATTATTTATCACTTTGGACTTTTATCTTGACAAATCAATCTATCAAACGCATCGGCTTTGCTTGTAAATTTAGTGAACTAAACAGTAAAGGTGAAGTATGTTCTGTCAGAGAACTAACCACAGGCGGTACAACCCGTGCATGGATAAATAGACAATCTCGTAGTGCCGCAGAAGAAAAAGTACTTGAAGTATCAAAACAAAACATTCTCAATACTCATGCACTAGTTAAAAAAGTATCATCACTAGAACCTTCATTGCGTATGGTTCGTCTTACATCGGACATGCTGCCCTTCTATACAATGGATGGCTGGCAAGATTTCTGGCATGACAAGTCAATGCAAGATAATCTAGCACGATGGTTTGCACCCATTGGTGAAACTGCACGGGCTAATGATGTTCGTCTTAGTTTTCACCCTGACCAATTTGTAGTTTTAGCGAGTGACCGTGAAGAAGTAGTAAATAAGAGTATAGAAGAATTTGAATATCATTGTGACATGGCCCGCATGATGGGTTATGGTAAACAGTTTCAGGATATCAAAATCAACGTACATATCAGTGGTCGTAAAGGTCCACAGGGCATTCGTGATGTGTACAATCGTTTGTCACTTGAAGCCCGCAACACACTTACACTAGAGAATGAGGAATACACACATGGACTACTTGACTGCTTATCATTATCTGACCTCGTACCTACGGTCATGGACATACATCATAATTGGATACGTGAAGGAGAATACATTGACCCATCTGATGACAGGGTTAAGAGGGTTGTTGACAGTTGGCGGGGTGTTCGTCCTACTATGCATTACAGTGTTAGCCGCGAAGATGTACTCAGAGACTTTTCCGTTACTGATCGCCCAGAGTTGGAGTTATTGTTAGAAGGTGGGTATAGCAAACAGAAACTCAGGGCACATAGTGACTATTACTGGAATGACGCGGTGAATGATTGGGCATTGACATTCTGTGATAACTTTGATATGATGTGTGAATCAAAGGCAAAGAATCTTGCCAGCTTTAAATTATTTGAGAGATATAAACATGGGACTATTTGATAGATTTTTTAATGGGAAAGCAAAAGAAAAAGCACTAATGGCATTAGCCGTAGCTGGAACTCCACCAGCATCTAAGGTAACGAAACCTCGCAAACCTCGCAAACCTAAGACACCTAAGGTAGAGAAGGACCAACCAACTACATCAGACAAAGCCAAAGCTACAGAGTTAGGTTTACCTTATGTTAATATACTAAAGATGGAACTTGATCCATATGATATTAATACAGGAGCATTTGAACTTGATTGGAATGATAAATTCATCTTAAATCTTATTCGTGCAGGATATAAGATACGTGATGATGATACTGATACAATGATAGTTGATCGGTGGTTTCAGACCGTGGCCAGAAATATAGCTTTAGAACTCTACGAACAACAACAAGCAGACCCAGAAAATCGTGCAATGGCTTCGGAAATGAGAGTGGTCCGTGCTAAGGATTTGGGTGACGGACGTACAGAAGTCAGCTAAAAAGGTTGACGGTTAATGGTTTTCGTGCTATAATTATTTTTTCAATAACTCATAGGAGTATCTATGGCTACTACAAAAACGCATTTCAAATTTTCTAATTGGAAACCAAACACTAATCCAGTGCCCAAATCAAAAAAGCCAATTGATAATTGTGCTCCATTGTCAGATACTGAAAGGTTCGTTAATCTTGTAGATCGTAATATTGACATGATTGAACGCCGAGGTGAAGAAATCTTAAAAAATATTAAAAAAGAAGATGCTAAACTTAAAAAGTTAGGTATGGTAAGAAAACTTGGGGTTGCTAATAGACCTGAGCCTATGTTGGTAAAAATGAAACAAATCATGTTTCCTATCACAATCCAGCGTGATGAAAAAGAGGATCATATTGTTAATATTATGTCTCAATATGACTCAAACTTTTATGGTATGCCGTTAGCAGGGTACGATCCACTTAAGAATATGTATGCTGTTGACGAGGGACAACAACGATTACTGTCATTGCGAGACAGAATTCGCATGGGATTAGAACCAGGCGTAAATGCCAATGAATGGCAAGAACATGAAGTATGGATTCAAGTTATTAATCTTGAAGTAAAAGATGGAGTAGTTGACTATAGTCCACTACGAATCCGATTCATTGTTGAAAATGATCGTAAGTTGAAAGTATCCGAATATGACAAATTTAAAAATGAAGTACACGGAAAATTAACTGATAGCCCTAATACAGAAACTTTGCCAGAATATGAACGTTCGGCCAAACGTTATCTAAAGTTGAAGAAAAGAGGTCTCACTCCAGTAGACTCTACTGACGAGGGTCAGGCTTCTAAAGCAGGTGCTTTTGGTGCAGTGCGCTATTTACGCAACAAGAAATTGACGGATGAGGATGTTGATAACATCGGAGATTTCTTCTATAAGCATTTTAGACATGAGCCATTGGCTGACATGCAAGTGATGCCGGTGCAATGGTTGCACAATGAAAATAAAAATTATCATTGGTATGATAGTAATGATAGCAAAAAAGTAGCTGAATTTGAAAAATTTAAATTTAATCTAAACGCTACCTGTGCAATAAAGAATGATTTTGGTGAATGGGAATATTTTTCCCGTGATGTTTGGTCACGCCGAATGAAACGCCTTAAGTCAACTGGTGATATCCCTCCTGAATTCTCAATGGTGTTGTTGATTCAACTGACAGAACATGCAGGTTATACTTATCCTGGAATTGATCCTGTTTGGTATACTGCATATACTGATGGTGTGAGCAGTTGGGATATCTTACGACAAGAAGAAAAGGATTTATTTGTATGAGTACTAAAACAAGATTACCAGCAGACCTTGCATATATCGCTAATATTCACAACAAAAGAAAATCAGGAAAGACACGTTCCTTTTCACGCAGATTTGGAAGAAGTCAATATAATCAAGGTGCGTTCGACAATGTAATTAGTGATGCTTATATTTGTGATCTAGGTTTTGAGAGTGATATTCGCCGTTGGGAAAAGGTATACAAACGTGAATATTATGAATTTTTAATTCGTAAAAAAACAAATTATAAACAAGCAACTGAATGGGTAGATCCTAAGCACACTGATATAGACTGCCCGCACATTAAAAATACTATGGAAACTATAGTACGGGAAGAACAGTTACATATCCGACGCATTAAATCTGAACATCTACAAAGACTAATTGATGATAAGGATTTTATTAACGATGTACGTGCTAACCGTAAAAAATATACCGAACCCGTTTAATTTGACATAAACTAAATATACGTATATAATACAAACATGACATATCGTTACGCCCTCATAGATACTGCAAATACTTTCTTTCGTGCCCGTCATATTGCATCACGCAATAGTACAACTGAGGAGAAGGTGGGCATGGCACTACATCTTACATTAGCAAGTACTAATCAAATCGTTAAACGTTTTGGAATTGATCATGTAGTGTTCTGCACAGAAGGCCGCAGCTTTCGTAAGGACTTGTACGCTCCATATAAGAAGAACCGCGTAGTAGATACAATGTCTCAAACAGAGGCAGAGGTTGAAGAAAACAAAATGTTCTGGACCACATACGATACATTCCTCACTTACTTAAAAGAGAAAACAAACTGTAGTGTCCTTCGTGATCCTAAGGCTGAGGCTGATGATTTGATTGCACGTTTCATTCACTTGCATCCAGAAGATAATCACTGGATAATTTCAACAGATACAGATTACGACCAACTGATTACCGACCGAGTGGTACGCTACAATGGAGTAGGTAATGAACTTGTTACCTTAACTGGATATCTCAAAGAGAATGGTAAGCCTGTATTAGATAAAGAAAAGAACCCTAAATTACTAGAGGATCCACAATATTTGCTATTCAAAAAAATAGTTAGGGGAGATTCAAGCGACAATATATTTGCGTCCTATCCGGGCGCTAGAGAAATTGGTAGCAAGAACAAAGTTGGTATCAAAGAGGCATACGAGGATCGCAACAAGCAAGGTTTCAATTATAATAATTTCATGTTGCAAAGATTTATCGACCACGAAGGAGTAGAGCATCGTGTGCGTGACGATTTTGAACGCAACCGTACCTTGATTGATCTTACAGCACAGCCCGATGATATTAAACTATCGGTAGATACAAACATTCGTGAAGGTGTTCGCAGAACTACAGTCCCGCAAGTTGGTATTCACTTGATGAAGTTTTGTGGTAAGTATGAATTGAACAAAATTGCAGAGAATGCAGAGACCTATGCGAAATGGCTTAACAGTCCTTATGCAGGTGTACTAGCATGAAATATATTTTGGTTATATGTTGTTTACTATTGCATGGTTGTGCAGTGGTAGCAGTTGCTGACGCAGGTGTTACTGTGGTAGCGACAGGAGTGAAAGTTACAGCGAAGGCAGTGGGTGCAGTTGCAGATGCGATTATACCCGGGAAGAAATGATTGAGAAAAGAATACAAGAGCATAAGAAAGCAGCCGAGCAGTATGTAAAGGATAATTTTCCTAAATTAAAACCTACCTATAAAAGTTACCAAACTAAGGTCGATAATAAGTTTGCACAGTTGATAGTTAATGATTGTTGTACTATAATTACACAGGCTTCTACATTTAGTGCGTTACCAAC